AACCAGTTACCTGCTGTAAATAAGCAAATGAACCTGTTCCGTTTACTGTTATATTATTAAAAGTTTGAGTACCTCCAAAGTTATAAGTACCTGTTAAGCTTTGTGCATTTCTCCATACCGTGCCGTCAAACTGAAGTAAATCTCCAGATGCAGAAGGATAAGAAATTAACACGTCATGTAATTCACCTAACTCATATCCGTTATCTACTTTAATGTAGATTGAACCGTTATTAGTATTTTGTCTTAATACTTCACCAAGTCTTACTGTATGGTTAGGAGCTGTTGCTGGAGTATCAACAAATGTACCGCCTGCTCCTAAGTATAAGTTAGTACCTGGAGCAAATGCATTAGTATTAACTCCAATTAGTCTACCTGAAGTCAATACATATCCGAATCCGTTAATTGCTATTTGTTCGTTAGTAAGTCCTATTGTATTAGAAGATAAACGATCAGTAGTAGGTTCTGATAAAGCTATTTCTGGAGTATCTCCAGTAGCACCTGTAACACGGACTACTCTACCTTTTTGTATAATAGCACCGCTAGTATTTCTTACATATAGTAAAATATCTTCAGCGTTTACTGCATTAGTTGCATCGATAGCAACAGAGGCACTAACTGCCGTAGTAGCACTATCTGCTGTAGTAGCATTAGTAGCATAAGAGGCACTAACTGCTGAAGCAGCATTAGTAGCATTAGTAACTGCACCTACAACTCTACTGCCGGATATATTACCAGTAGTAAGGTTGATATCAATATTTGTTTGTACTGCTTTAGCTATCTCTACATAATCATCGTAATGAACTATACCTTGATTATCTGTTGTAAGAACGTAAGAGCCTGTAGTTTGTGTTATCGAACTACTTATAAAATTAATTATGTTTGGATAAAAAGTACCAGAAACGTTTAAATCTCCAATAACTGTTGTATTTGTATCTAGATAAATTGCATTAGAAGCATCAATAGAAACTTGTCCTGCAGGATTATCAATTTTTAAGTAATTAGTATCATCTCCAAAGAAGGCGTAATCACTATTAGTCTTTATGTGTATATCTGCTGGAGCTGTATTGTAGATTTCAAAAGCTCTAGAATCAGTGTAATTAGGTTGTAAAAATAAACTTCCTGTACCCTCTATATTTGTTACTCTTAATTTTTCTTCAACAGTTACATTACCGTCTACATTTACTCTACCACCCCATCCAGGATGTCCAATATTTACATCACCTTCACCACCATCGGCGTTTAGATAAACTGTACCAGCGTTTAATGCTGAAATATATACACTACCGGATTGGTTGTTAGATGAGATAAAGCCACCACTTACAAACGTAAGGTTGCCTTGAATTTCTTGATTACCTATAAATGTATTTGATCCAGTAGTTGCAAAGCCAAGTTCTACTATTTGAGCTGATCCTGATATTAAGGTTGGTTTACCGGTTACATTGTTATAAGCAACAGTTCCTGCTACAGCACCGATTACTCTACTTCCAGATAAATTACCTATTGTAGAGCCAATAACGATCTGAGCTGATCCTGATACTAAAGTTGGCTTTCCTGTTATATTAGTATAAGCTACTGAGTCTGCAATACCTGCCGTATCTGCGTAAGAAGAAGATACTTCTTTAATGATTTCATGAGATGCAGAAACAGCGTAAGCAGCATAAGATGCTGTTACAGCAAAAGTAGCATTTACTGCGTTAGTAGCATTACTAGCAATAACGTTAAGATTAGTAATAACCGATCCTGTACCGTTTGTAAGTACTGATCCGGATATTTGTGCAAGCTTTTGATAGGTATTTTTTACCTGCGTACCTGTAAGATTGAATCCCATAGTATATTATCGTGTTTTATATTCGTTTTGAGGAAATTGAGGATATCTACTATCGTAAGTTTGGATACCTCTTCTTCTTAATTCCTGATAGAATGTTGATCTTGCAAAACCAAATGGATTTCTATATTTTGTATTATAGTCAGGCCATTGATCGTATAATTTATTTGAACCGTTTAATTCAGGGAATAAAGCTTGCTCTTCTATAATATAGTTAGTTAGTCTATCGTTATAGTAGTTCATTTTGTTTTCTACCGATTGTTTCTTTACATTATATAAAGAACGATCAGCAGCAACAGAATTCTCACCACCATTAGGTACTAGTAAACCGTTGTTTCTAGCACGTAAGAAGATAGAGTCTAATGCATAAAAGTATGCTGCATAAAGTAGAAAATCTTGAATATATGCATCTAATATGTACTTATAATCAGAATACTGTCCCTGAGTAATATCTCCTGTGTCTACAAGGTCTAAAATCTTATTATATAACAAAGTACCAATACATTGCTGAAGAGGTATATCTTGTGCTTCTCTAATAGCATTCTTAATGAGCATAGTATCGACATTATTGTCCATATCTGTAAACTCTCTAAGTTTTGCTTCTGATATTAAAAATACGTCTGTCATATTATCCTAAATTTTCTGGTTGTTGTATATTTGCAGTTTCTGCGTCAGTAGTCTCTGCTGAAGTAACTACTTCTTCTTCTTCTGTGCCGTCAGCAAATAGTTTCTTTTGAGTTACACCTAATACTATATCTGGATAGTTTACTTGCATTATCGTTTCAAGACTTCTTAATAGGTCTTGTTGGAAAGGAACAATTACTGTGTTCTGTAATAGTAAATAGGCATCTAGCACTTCCTCTCTACCACCTAATTGACCTTCTGTTTTTATACCTAAGATCATTGGTGAAGTAATACGGTGTGCTGTTAATATTTTTTGTGTTGTCATGTCGTTGACGTTCTCGTAATAAGCGTCAGCTCCATTTTGAGCAATCGGAGTAATTACTGGTGCATTTTCAGGTGCGTCTACATCCATATAGATAAGACTACCGGCATTACTAGATCCTCCGTAGTTACCTTGTAACTGAGCACGTACAGCTTGAATCTGATCTTCTGATCCATTCATAAAAGTTGTAATTGCTAGCGACGGTGCTAAACCGTTCTTAATATTGTTCACATGGAAGTTATCAATCTCTGTATCTAATTCGATTACCTTTAATGCAGCACAATAATCCGGAAGAGGATAGTAATCCTGTCCTGGACGGTAGTTACGCATTACATATATTTGATTAGGTTGATCGTATTTCTTTTCTTCGTTAAATACAGGTAAGTAAGGTATATCCTGTCTTAATCCTGTTGTAACGTATCTACTATTTTTATCCCATTCAGAACTTACAAAGTATCCTGGTACATGACCTCTAAAGTCTTTTACCTCTGCTCTTAAATAAGAGAAGTCAATGTGATATACTTCAGCAATTTTAGTTCTATCGTTAGACCAAATTACTTCGAAAGCAAATGATCCGTATAATTTAAAGTCAAGAGCTAATTTAGCATATAAGTCATTCCACGTTTCTCCGTGTGAATTTGCACGGTCTAGATAAGTCTCTACATTAGCTGTTAAACCTTGACCTACTATACCTTCGGTAATAGCATTTACTGCTGCTGCATGAATACTTGATCTGTTGTAAAGATCGATAAGGTGTTGAGGAAATAAGTTATCGTTTCCAAACTTTATAAATTTCTTCTCTCCTTTAGTTTCTAGAAAATCAAAAGATCTACCCTGTTGAGGTAGTACTGTTTGAAAATTAAACTTTTTAGAATTTTGTGATTCCATATTATTGGTTATATGTTATGTAAGTTCCAGTTTGATTGGTACCAGTATACATAGTAATAGGTACACCATTAACGCCCTGAACCCATGCTCTATCTGTAGAAATTAATCTTTGATCTGATACTACGTTATTTTGCCATTCGCTATCAATGTTTTGCCACTGTGCTTCAATTAGGTTCCATACATTACTTACACTTAATCCTTCGTAAGTATACATCATGTATTGACCTTGAGGGTGAGGTAAGCTTCCTGAAGGAATATTGAAAATAAGTCTAGGGTTAAATTCACTAGGCTGATTAGTAAGAGTAGGAAATATTTCTGTTGTTGAATTATCCAGATCTTGTACTAATAATACTCTGAGCGAACCAGAGGGAGAAATAACGTATATCGGATCGATGTCCGGGTATACTGTATGAGTTCCTACTGGAACATGATTATAGAAATTAACCATATCGTCCTTTATCTTAAATATAAGAAAAAAGGGGCAGGGTTCCTACTAAGATCCCGTACCCCCTTCCTCAAGTTTTATTCTTAACTAGATACTGTGATACCAGACAATGCTGATGATAAGTTTCCGTTAGTTGAAATTTCAGTGAATGGTAATGGCTCTTGACCGTTGAAAGTCAAAGCATATTGGTTAGCGTCCCCAAACGCTGTACCAGTTCCGCCTGTACCGGCAGACAATGTTAGTC